CAAGAAGGCAGCGTGATAAACGCGCAGTTAAGTAGCCTGAAATAGCGGTTGGTTTCCAATCCAACAACTATCCCCACTTGCTTAACAATTAAACTTACACATATGAAAATGAAGAAAAATATAAAATATATCTCTGACAAAAAGAATGTACATAAAATCAAAACCCGAGTTAAGGGCTTTGAGGCTATGATCATCCAATTAGCAGAATTAGATTTTACATTGTCTCAAGATCATACTTGTAAGTGCCCGGTAAATGTATACACTAACAAGTTTATCAAGCTTGTTACCCATAACGGGTTACCTTACACAATCAAGTATATGAAAAGTGCAAGGCATTGTGTATACAAATACCTAAGTGGCGACCCTCTTGATAGATATAGTAATATATCATTAACGAGTGATGGTATCCCAACCTTTCTTCAAGATTGGATACCACTAATAAGGTCAGGTAACGAGGTTTCTCAACGGGTTGTCCTCAGCATCCTTTTGATAGGAAGGCTGTTTACAAGCGTTGGAAACTTAGATACCAGATCCATTACTAGACCCTATACAGGAAAACTTATATCAGATGTTATAAGTGATCATGAAATAGAGGAATTCGTTAATAATAATAACTTATCTATCTCGGAGATACCTCAACCAGAGCTATGATTGAGAACATCGTCAGGACCAGTTGGTCCTGCAATGACTTCAATCATCCATGAGGCTAGAAACTTACCAGATAACCTTTATAAGATTATCTGTAAATATCTAACCCAAGATCAAGTCGAAATACTTGATCAATGCAGGAATGATGAAACTCCAATACCACCTGATCTTAAACAAAGTAATAATTCATTAGTTAGAAAAATTACTGTTGTTGAAGACAAGGAGGGTAAGGACAGGGTAATAGCCATATTTGATTATTGGTCACAAATGGTTCTAAAGCCTTTACACGATACTCTAATGAGTAAAGTTAAAAGCTTAGAACAAGATGCAACCTATGATCAAACTGGTGCAGTAATGAAGCTTCATAAAGAAGGTCCTTACTACTCTCTTGATCTATCATCTGCAACTGATAGACTTCCAGCTTTATTAAGCAAGAGGTTATTAGTTAAGATGGTAGGCCAAGATAATTACCCTGATGATGTTTTTACAATCCTCAATGGTCAGGACTTCTGAACACAAAATGGAAATATAAAGTATTCAGTTGGCCAACCCATGGGGGCGTATGCATCATGATCATTATTAGCTCTAACCCATCATTTAATAGTTTATACTGCAATGATGAGATCAAAATCATCATTAAGTCAGTACATACTATTAGGTGATGATTTGGTAATTTCTGGTCGTGACTTTTCAAACTGTTACAAGGAGATAATATATCTTCTTGGTATGGAGATATCCAAGGAAAAAACAATTGAGTCTAATGACTCATTTGAATTTGCCAAAAGATTCTTCATAAATGGTAAGGAAATGTCACCACTTCCGATTGGTCAACTAAAGCATGCATCATCTACATATTGAGATGTTGTAGGCTTTATTGATCAATCAGAATCCAGAGGTTGAGAATTCTCAGCCAACAAAGCTAGGAAGTTGCTTTGTTACCATATCTTTAAGGGTTTACCGAAAAGAAAATTTATATACATGAGTAATCTTGTAGATAAATATTACTATTCAATAAATCCCTGAAAAGATGATTGGCATTTGAATATTAGATGGAAGATGAACAAAATGTTCCCATTAGAATTTTGGGGTTTTAGTTGTTCTGCATCAGAAGATTTTCTAAGGCAGTTCTATCTAGAACACTACATACATGTTACAATGAATTTTATCCATGTTAACATTGTTAACCAGGTAAAATCATTTAACAAATATGCCCGAAATCCGTGGTACACACAGTTCAAGGAAGAAAACGGATATTATCATCCAATCATCACAATTTTACACGCAATTGCAAGTAAAATGAATGAGATTGAATATAATGTTTCGTCTAATCCTATTGATGAGACTGAGAGATATTACAGAATGAATGTGAAACTTTCACAGTTCACACTCCTTCCTAGTGATATTTCAAAGGTTACGTCATTATCTAACCATTCTAAGAATCAAAGGGCTAGGGCCTATTTGAATAATAATTTTGAGAAATTAATCTCAGAAATTAATATTCAAAGAGAAAAGATTTTGGGTTGTGTTCTTGAAGACACTGAGACATAGCCTAACATCTCAAACTTTCCTTCTCACAAGTCGTGATCAGGACTCATCTGATCTGCTAGTCCCAATTGGGTGCTATGCCTCCTTGGCTATCCAAAAG